CACCGAAAACATTGAAGATTCGCTGCGGAAAAGCCGGCGGTGGAAAAGGCAGTCTGATACAGGAAAACAAATCTGCTACGCTGTCCTGCAACAATGACCAGACTGTATTTCAGCCGAAAGCATACGGCATCAGTTCCTTTTCCAGCAATGCCATGCTTTCCGGTAATCCGCACAGCGGCATTTATGAGGCAGACACTGCCCGTACTTTGGACACCAGCGACCAGTCACCAGCCAAAAATCAAGGCGGTATTGCTGTGCTGGAAAGTTATGCTTTGCAGGGTTCAATGGTCGGTCGGTCTGACCAAAACGGACCGCAGGGCGGCGGTGTCAACAAAGAGGTCGCTTTCACTTTGAATGCTACCGACCATCATGCAGTGTATGCTGCTTCTACGGGAAATTTCAGCAGTGCATTTCGGGAAACGACCCCTACACTGCTGGCACGGGACCACAAAGACCCCAGTATCGTTTCCAGCGGTTATGCGGTTCGCAGACTGACACCGCAGGAATGTGCAAGACTGCAGGGATTTCCGGATCAATGGTGCAGTGACCTGGCATCGGAAAATCCCACAGAAGAAGAAATCGACCGATGGGCAGCTATTTTTGAAGAATACCGAAAAGCGGTAAAACCGGAGAGCCGTCCCAAAAGCCGAAAGATGGTACAGAAATGGCTGCAAGATCCATATCGTGATGCAGCAGAGTATCGCCTTTGGGGGAATGGCATCTGTCTGAATGTTGCTGTTTTTGTGCTTGCCGGAATTGTCTGGGCAGATTTGTGATCTGTTACAAATGACCGCCGAAACATTCTACACATCTCACAGTTGCTATCTGTGGGAAACAGAGTTAATA